TCAAACGGATATTCTGCGCCACGCCCTAAAGCAAAAAGAGAGGGAATTGAGTTCAATCCAGATTTATCCATCTTGAAAGCGTGCAAGGAAATTATTGATTTCATCAATCCTAAATGGTGGATAATAGAAAACGTAGCAGGCGCAAGCAAAGATTTCACCCAAGAGCTGGGAATGCCTCCGCGTCAAATAATCGGGCCAATGTTGCTGTGGGGATATTTTCCATATTTACCAATTACACACGCAAGGATGGGTGAAAATGGAAAGACCCAGGATTGGAACATAGGCGACCCGTTGAGAGCAAATAAGCGGGCGATGATTCCCCTCGAAGTTTCTCAAGCGTTGCATGATGTTTGTTTTACTCAAACACTTTTGGAGGACTTTTGATGCCTCGAAATAATCTTCATTCGTTCACGCTTTGGCCCAAGTCAAGCGAGATTGTGCAACGAATTAAGCGCGGTCGAAAATCTCAGTTTGTTTCAAAGGCCATAATTTGGTATGATACGCCGCCGGGTGAGTTGTCTAGAAAGATGGAAGCACGAATTGAAGCCCATGAGGAATTGATGCAACGATATAGTGAAGTGTGCCGAGAACGTGAAGAATTGAAAAAGACTCAATCCTTTATTAGTAAAATGCGCAATAAATGGTCTAAATGACCTATTTACCCCCCATTCAAGAGGTGTTTTCCAATTCCTGGATCACGCCTTTTAGCCTTCGAGCCGCGCCGTAAATCTGGGCAAATTGACTGTAAGAAAGCACCTTTGGAACTCCTCCGGCCTGTGCTTCTTCTGCTGTCTCTTGAACAATCCCGCCAAATATACCGCCGGCAGTAGCACCAGCGGCGATGCCCGGCAAACCAAAGATTGACCCAAAGATTCCGCCCGCAGTAGCACCAATACCTCCAACGACTAAATTTTCAGTCTCGAACCAATCGAACACACCTTCTTGAGTCATCTCCTCCCAATTTTCGGGCAGGTATCTTTCGAGATAAGCCAAAGCAAGACCGCCCACCAATAGCAAACCGGCTGTTGAAGATAGTAAAGTTGCAAACGGTGAAAGGACTCTATTAGCAGTATAGGCAGTAGTAGCAGTATCGAGCAATTCCCTTTCTGCTCGACCTAAGACTATCTCGTGTCGCACGATATTGTCCGGCTTTGGTTTAGGCATCTGGCATCACCGGCCAATTGTCAGCGGCGTCGTTTGGATCATCGTAGGTTTGCGGTAAATCTCTCAAGGCTTGGCGAAAGTCTTTCCAGCTTTGAGGCATTGTCCTATCTTTGACGGCTAGCCAATCTGTTGATTTTAATTCGTAATTACGTTGGGCGCGAATGGTTTTCCAATCAACGTCGTGAACAATTGTTTCAACTAATGTGTCGCCGTTGTAAATTTCTTCTGTTCGATTCATATTGTCACCCAAATTTCAACGCCATACCAATTCGATTTGTTTCTTCTAATCTAGCGCCAGATACAACTAGCGTCGCGGGAGTAGTTGCGGCGTTAGTATCAAAACAAATTCCTCTAACTGCACTTGTAAAACCGAACCCATCCGCTAATCCAATTGAGGCGGTGTTATCGTCGTTAATCGATGCTAGGCCGGGAGTTCCTGAGCCACCATCAATTCCGCGAATACCATACCAATACGTTTTCCCAACTTCTAGTGTGATTGTTGCTGAAAACGATGTTTGGGTTTTTTCTCCATTCGAGGTTGTTGTAAAGGTTGCAGAACCTAACAGCGTTGTTGGTAATCCTTCATCATTTGCAGAATAAATTGCTCCTACAACTGATGATGAAGCGGCCAATCCATTGACTTGGATAGTCATCGACGTGACGTTCCCTGTATTCGTTGCGATAAACGGCCACAATTGTTGATCTGTGCCGGGATTTGTTGTTGAAGTACCAGCAGGGGCGGCGTAGGGTGCGTTACGGTGAATGTATGCCCTAGCGTCTTCTGCGTAAGCAGTAGCAGAATACGGAATTAATCCAACACCACCACCACCGCCGCCAGCGGTTGTTAATCCGGTCCATTCCCCCGCTACCGCCAACCTTGCTAGGTTAACCAGGACGATTCTGCGCAATTCATCCTCTGCTCCCTGCTCAGCATAGATGGTTTGCGCTACTCCTTGGAAATCTGAGAAAGTTAAATTCTGTAAATCAGTAGTTTTCAGAAGTTCGTATATTCTACGATCTGGCTTAGCGTCGGGTAAAGGCATTAGTTCAACAACCCCTGCCAATCTGCGCGGACACTTTCGACCGCTAATTTAACCAAAACCAACCTTCTAAGTTCATCTTCATTCAATGATTCTACACTAATCGGGTTGCCTACCTCCGGCAAAAACTCTCCTGCCTTCAATTGCCCGGTTAATGCTTGAAGGGTTTGGCCCTTCAACAACGCATAGACGCGGGCTTCTCTTGATTCAGCGGCGGGTAAAGGCATATCATAACCCCAATAATAACATGAAATAACCGACTATGTTATCTGGCAATTGTGCCATTTTAGCCGGTGGTTGAACAGGTGCTACACTAGGTGGTTGAACCACTATTGGCGGCGGTGTATAAGCGGGCGGAATTGGCGTTTGAGGTGGAGAAAAACCTGGTGGCCTAAATCCCGGCCGCGATTCAATCGGCATATTCTCACTTCAGTTGCTTTTCTCTCATTTTGCAAATTCGCTCAAAGGTTTCCAGATCCTTAGTTGAAATATATCCAACCATAAACAGGCGTTTTGCTTTGCCCATTATTTCTTTGAGTCTTCTGCGCCCTGCGGCCTTAGTCATCTTCGGCATTTTTTCACCTTCATGCGTTGGTCAAGAATTGTGCCTTGAAGTTTAGGTTTACAGGAATTCGGTAAGTGTTGAACAATGGCTGCATTGGACCCGGGCTAACCATTGGAACAGATCCAACGACGTTGCCTAGAGAATCAACGACAACCGCGCCCGGAGTTTCAATTTTTGAACCATCAACGCTTGTGCAGAATGCCTTAACGACAGTTTGGCCTTGAAGTGTGTCTCCGATTGAGTTAGATGTTTGCAAATCGACTAGTTCGTTTGTCGCTCCGCCTGTGGGCGTGACGACAAAGATTCGAGAGACACCAGAAGCAGTGTAGACGCAAAGAGCGGCTTCGCGATCTGCGGCGGTGTTGTTCATTACGCGCAATTTGTCTCCAGCTTGCAGGGTGAAAGGAGCGCAAAGAGTCGAGGCCTCAAATGCGCTTCCCTTCAGTCCGACAGGAATAATTGCAGCCACTAGACCTTGGCGGAGAATGTAGGCGTATGCAACGCCGTTATCGCATGTGACTAGACCTGAAGTAATGGTTTTGCCTTGTGCATAGTCTCCGATGTTTTGTGCGGATACTGTGTAGGTTGTATCTGTGGTAAGGTCTGACTCAGTTCCTTCCGCTAATTCTGCTTTGAGTGGAATATTTGTCCCATCTGAGCAAACTAGAACTCCATTTACGGTGTTAGTTGCCATCTTACAACTTCACCCCTATACCGAGTGGCTTGAAGATGTTACGATTTACGTTCGAGATAGGCCGGCGAAGTAGTTTCTTAGCCATCTTGAACCCAATTCCGATACCGATTGCTTGAACAGCCATTGATTGATAGTTGTTCATGAAGTTGGATTGCATTCCAGCGAATGCGATTCCTGGGTTAGTGATTAATTCAGTGAGAGTTAATTGCTCTGCGCCTGTGATAGTCATAGCGGTGGAGCCGGAATAACTCATTGAACCGACGGAAATATCAGATCCGCCGGTAATGAATCCAACCGGAGAATTTCCGGCTAGACCAGTCGTTAGTAAGTTCGCGTAAGCATACGATTCTATCGCATTGATTACGCCGAATTGTTTGGGGCCTCTACGTGTTCGCTTCTTTCTGCGTCGTGCCATGCCTCACTCGGGGTCTTTGGCGGTAAATAACCCTTTATCGTCTCTATCGACTAATTTAGCTGGATTCTTTGCCATATTATCTTGAATGATTTGCATCAGCATCATTTGCATAGGATTTACCGGCTCAACGTCGCCAATCGGCAAGTTTTCGAGGGTATTTTTGAGCGCATCAGCAATTTTAGCGTCAAGGATCTGAAATTGTTCGGCAATAAACCGAATAGACCACCTCAAATGGAACCAAAACCCCACAAAAACGGTCAATATACACGCACACGCGATAAGAAGGCTCTCCATCATACCCCCATCGGCCCGCCATCGGTTCTTAATCGTCGTCCTGCCAGCCTTCCGCCGCATAATCTTCTTATGGATCTGAGTTGTCCGTAGTACAACCAGCGGATGCTCTATTGCGAGAGTGAACGCAAATCAAAGATTTGCTGCGGCGAGTGCGCCGTTCGGCGCAACGGTAATATATACCCCCAACGTCCCAAAAACCAAGGTGTAATACAATGGCGACGATATTTCCAAAAGGATTCAAACAAAATGCGACTGATATGATAGTTATGCTTGTGGAAGACGGAGTTCCATTGAAAGCAGCGAAGCAGATAGTATGGGAATTAATGCAAAGTGGGGAAATTAATTTCAATTCATTAGAGCAAGCAAGAAGAAAGGTGATGAAATGAGATTAGTATGCCGTAAATGTGGCTTAGAATGCAATGCAACGACGTTTGAAGAAGTTGAACAATATCAGAGAATGACTTGCGGTGCTGGAGGCACGCATAGGTTGGTTGGTCGATCATGATAATTTGGGATTTATGTTCAGGCTTGGGTGGATGGACTCAAGCGTTTGAAAAACACGTTTACAGATTCGATAATTCAGATTTGATTTGTGCTAGAGTACCGGGGACGTTTCCCCATGATGTTCAAGATTGGAAGAAATGGATTTACAAATATCCTAAGCCCGACGTAATCGTTGCAAGTCCTCCATGTTTGGAATTCTCAAACGGATATTCTGCGCCACGCCCTAAAGCAAAAAGAGAGGGAATTGAGTTCAATCCAGATTTATCCATCTTGAAAGCGTGCAAGGAAATTATTGATTTCATCAATCCTAAATGGTGGATA